TATGTCGCACAGACCCGTGCAGTTGTAAAGGTATGCGGTGATGACGGAAACAACGGATTACTGAAGGCGGTTGGAAAACATGGTGGAAAAAATCGTTAAGGACTATCTGCAGTCCAGCCTAGATATACCGGTCAGACTGGAAGAAGATGATAGTCTGGGAAAAGAATATGTATTGATTGAAAAGACTGGATCCAGCTCAGAGAACCATATTGCATCAGCAACTCTGGCTATCCAGTCTTATTCTATGTCCCTATTTGGGGCAGCATCGCTCAATGAGCGGGTGAAAAAAGTAATGGAAAACATAATTGAGTTGGACGATATCTGCAGCTGCAATCTGAATAGTGATTATAACTATACAGATACAGGCAGAAAAAAATACCGCTACCAGGCGGTGTTTGACATCACCCATTATTGAAAGGAGTAAAAAATGACAGATGCAACGAAGGTAAGCACAGGGAAACCTAAGACCGGAGGAGCGGTCTACAGGGCGCCAATTGGAAGCAAGCTTCCGACGGATGCCATTACGGAGTTGGATGGGGCATTCAAGCCTCTTGGATATTGCAGCGAAGACGGGATAGTAAATTCAAACAGCCCGGAGAGCGACAATAAGAAAGCGTGGGGAGGGGATACCGTACTGACGCTACAGACAAGCAAGGAGGACACGTTTCAGTATACTCTGATAGAAGCGCTTAACGTAGAGGTGCTGAAAGCCGTATATGGGGAAAAAAATGTATCAGGAACGCTGGAAGCGGGAATCAAGGTAAAAGCGAATAACGATGAGATGGAGGAAAGCGCATGGGTATTCGATATGATCCTAAAAGGAGGAATACTAAAACGGATCGTAGTCCCATCAGCCAAGGTAACAGAGGTAGGAGATATCACGTATACGGATGAGGACGCGATTGGATACGAGACAACGATTACGGCCATGCCGGATTCAGAAGGAAACACGCATTATGAATATTTGCAGAAGAAGGAGGAAGTGTAATGATAACAGGAAAGACAAGATCAGGGTTCGAGTTTGAGATTGAGGACGAGGCACTGGACGACTACGAGATGCTGGAAAAACTGTCAGAGATTGACAAGGGAAACACGCAATTCGTAACAGATGTCGTTGAAATGCTTCTAGGAAAGGAGCAGAAGGACGCGCTGAAGGACCATCTCAGAAACGAAAGGGGAAGAGTGACCGCGCATGCAATGACGGAGGCTATTACGGACATATTCATGGGATGCAGCCAGGGAAAAAACTCCTGATCCTCGCCCACATGGTTGCATATTACGAGGATGCGCTCATATGCGACCTTGCGGAAACCTATGCGATATATGATTATAGGTCAATGCCATGCAGAATGGCAGCGACACTATCATGTGGGCTGAGGAACGACTCACGGGTAAAACTGGAAATGGCAGGAGTGAAGATCACTCCAGAGCAGATGATGCTTGCATCAATCGCGGATAGAATCGGGATAATCGGATGGATGATGTCAAACGATGGAAGAAATGGAAGGAAGCGTCCAGCATCCATCCTACAGGCCATTATGGGAGAAGAGAAGGCAAGTAATGAGAACATAATGGCATACGTTTCTGGACGGGAATTCATGGACGAATGGAACAGGCTTGCAGGGAAGGAGGGATAGGAGTTGGCGACAGAACTCGCAAAGGCATACGTGCAGATCATACCGTCGGCGAAAGGAATAAGCGGGGGGATACAGAAGGAAATTGATCCAGAGGCAGATGCAGCCGGAAGTTCGTTCGGTGGAAAACTGATAGGTAAAATCAAAGGCGTAATAGCAACAGCAGCAATTGGAAAAGCATTGGCATCGACAATTAGCGAGGGTGCAAACCTAGAGCAGAGTCTTGGAGGCATCGAAACCCTGTTCAAGGATTCTGCTGACAAGGTCAAGGCAAATGCTGCTGTTGCTTACCGAACAGCCGGCATGAGTGCCAATGAGTACATGGAGTTGACCACAAGCTTCTCCGCAAGCCTCCTTAGCAGCCTGGGAAATGATACAGCGAAGGCCGCGGACATTGCGGATATGGCAATGACGGACATGTCAGACAACGCGAACAAGATGGGAACCAGCATGGAAGATATTAAGAATGCTTATCAGGGATTCGCGAAGCAGAATTACACCATGCTGGACAACCTAAAATTGGGTTATGGTGGTACAAAGACAGAAATGGAACGTCTGCTTGCAGATGCCCAGAAAATCACAGGTGTCAAGTATGACATAAATAATTT